AGATAGTAGCCGCAGCCGCTTCTTACGGATTGTCCCCCGCACAGATTTCGGCATTGGGCGTATGTCTAAATTAAATTACGTGCGCTCTTGAACTATGTGGGCACACGCTAAGAAGGAACCATGGGGTTCGCCCGCGAGGATGGCCGAGCGGGAAAAGGACGGAGGCTACGATGCCCGTAAAACTCAAGACCATCTACGAAACCCAAGCTGACATCCCCGAAGGTTATGCCGATCTTTTCACCGAGAAGGGTGGCAAGTTCGAGTTGACCGCCGTCGAAGGTGTCAAGACTCAAGCCGACATTGACCGCGTGAACGCGGCTCTCGTCAAGGAACGCAACGACCACAAGGTCGTCCGCGAGAAGCTCCAAGCCTTCGGCGAAATCGACCCCGCATCACTCCCCGCGCAGCAAGAAGAACTGGCCGAGTTGAAGGCCAAGCTCGAAACGCTTGAAGCGCAGGGCAACGACCAACTCGTCAAGGTGCAGGCGCAGATTGACGCGGCTGTGAACCGCGCGGTCGGCCCGGTCAACCGCGAGAAGGAAAGCCTGTCTCGGCAACTCGAAACGGCTCGCAAGGCCGTCACCGACAAGGAAGCCGAAGTGGCGAAGCTCAACGCTGACATCGAGTCGGAGCACGTTCGGCTGGCGATCCGCGACGCGGCGATTGCCGCGAAGGTTCTGCCCACCGCTATCGACGATGCGGTGTTGGTTGGCGAGCGCATGTTCGAGACGGTGGATGGCAAGTTGCTCACCAAGGGCGACAATGGCATCACCCCGGGCCTTAACCCGAAGGAATGGGCGAAGGAAATGGAAGAAAAGCGCCCGCACTGGTTCCCGACTTCGGTCGGCGGCGGTGCTCAGGGCGGCAAGGGCGGCGGATCGTCCATGAAGGACAACCCGTTCACGGCCGACAATTGGGACGTGACCAAGCAGGGTCAGCTTTACAAGGCGGACCCGGCGAAGGCGGCACAGATGGCGGAGCGCGCCGGAGTCAAGATCGGCGCAACTCGTCCGGCGAAGCCGCGCGCAGCGTAATCTTACAAAGCGCAGCCTATAACTTGACAATGCCGCCTTCGGGCGGCATTGTTGTTTTGAGAGGGTGGAGACGCCTCGCAGAGTGAATATCAGCGCCCGACCCGGATTGGCTTGCTGATAGCAGCTTGGGGTGACCAGCCTTTTCTCAGTCGAAAACGTATCGCACTCTCGGGAATGCCGCTCTCTCTCGCCCATGCGGCGATGTGCTTGGTCCGCCGACCTATCTTTATAAGTCGCATCCGTTTAGTTCGGCGGCGATAAGATTTTTGCGGAGTAGGCGGGATGGTGAGAGCTTCCTCTACCGGCCAGTCAGATCGTAGACGACCCGAAATTGTCTCGCGAGGAATGCCAGTTTCTTCGGCCCACGCGGTTATCGGCATCGTGCGGCCGTCATACGTGAGCTTGCGATTGTTGCGTCGATTTCTTGAATTTGATTTGCGAGTCGCCCACCGGCAGTTCGTCGGTTCATAGTTGCCGTCATTGTTGGGAAAGCGATCTATAGTGTGTTTGGAGGATGGTCTCGCCTTCATATCGGTGAAAAAGTTGTCGAAGTTTTGCCACCGAGCGCAAAGCTCAATACCTCTGCCGCCGTAGTCCTTCCACTGCGGGTGATTTGGGTTCTGACAACGCTGTTTGATGGCTGACCACACGCGATACTCGGCACTGTGATCGGCAGCGTATATGAATTTTTTGCTGCGTCTACGCATGAGTTGTTCTTATACGGCGGTCATTTAGCTGTCAAATACTTTCCGGTTGTTCTTTTTCGCAAAACCCCGGTTGCGTTCGCCGCCGAAACGCGTTAACCATACGGCACGAAATGCCTGATCCCGTCGTTTGACGCGCCCATGGCGGTGCTCGCTACCGGATCAAAGTTTTACCCTCGGACCCCATGGGGCGGCCCGATTTCCATCAACCCCTGTGGGAGAGTGCTATGACGAACGTATCCACCACAATCGCGGACGTTATCGTTCCCGAAATCTTCACGCCGTACACCCAACAGTTGACGATGGAAAAGACCGCCATCATCCAGTCGGGCATCGCGGCGCGTGACGACTTCCTCGACAACTTGCTCGCAGGCGGTGGTCTTACGTTCACCGTGCCGTCGTGGCAGGACATCGGCGACCCGGCCGAAAACGTGTCGAGCGACGACGCGAACACCGACTCCACCCCGAACACCACGCAGACTTCCGGCGAAGTCGCCGTCCGTCTGTCGCGCAACAGTTCGTGGAGCACGATGCGCCTTGCGACGGCTCTTGCCGGTGCCGACCCGATGCAGTCCATCGCATCGCGCGTCTCCGACTATTGGGTCCGTCGTCTGCAACGTGCGTTCGTCGCCGTTGCCAACGGCGTCTTCACCACCAACGAATTGTCGGACCCGACCCTCGGTCGTTCCGGCCGCACCGGACTGAGCGCGGCTTACGGCGCCCAGGCCGACTTGACCAACAGCATCGCAGCCTCGGCTTACGCGGCTGGCGTCACGGACTTCCAAGCGGAGTCGTTCATCGACACCGCGACGTTGCTCGGCGACGCGGCGGAGGACGTGACTGCGGTGTTCATGCACTCCATCGTCTACTCGAAGGCTCAGAAGAACAACCTGATCGACTTCATCCCGGATGCGGAAGGTCACATCAACATCCCGGTGTTCTTGGGCCGTCGCGTCATCGTGGACGACGGTATGCCAAACCCGGCGGGCGACACCGCCAACAACGCTAACACGGGCGGAGGCACCGGCCTCTACCACACTTGGCTCGTTGGCCCGGCCTCGTTCCGACTCGGCGTCGGCACCCCGGTGGTTCCGACCGAAGTGTTCCGCTACCCGTCGCGTGGTAACGGCGCAGGCTCGGACGTTCTGTTCAACCGCGTTGAGTGGGCCATCCACCCGGTCGGTCACGCATGGGTCGGCTCGTCGCCGGTCTACGAAGGCGGCCCGACCAACGGCCAGCTTTCGGCCAGCGGCTCGTTCGTCCGCGTGTTCCCGGAGCGCAAGCAGATCAAGCTCGCTCGCTTGATTACCCGCGAGTCCACGCTGACCCCGAACGCGTACACTGACGCCAGCGGCGGCCAGAACGTCGAGTAACCCTCGACTCCGGTTTAAGAGATACGCCGGAAGCCAACTCAGACTTGGCTTCCGGCCGCTTCTTCAAACCAAGGATGTACGCACATGGCCGATGCAGTTGACACCCACGCTTCCCCGCGATTGTTCAAGCGTCACCAACGCTACGCGAATTTCTCGCGCCTCAATCACAGCAAGCAAGAGCTTTCATTCCTCGCCACTGAGGCGACTCGCCTCGGCACGACTTCGGCGAACATCTTTCATTTGCTCGACAGCTACACCGCCGACCAAATTCGGGCGGCTTCGAGCCTCGGGCAACTCTAAGCCTTCGGTGTCCGTCCAGAGGGGGGACTTCCGGCGGATACTGATCGGCGGCGGAGTCGGCGAAAGCCCGCTCCGCCGCCACATAAATTCGAGCTTCCCCGCCGCATGGGCGTCGGGGCGTGTCCCCAAGCAACGAGGTTACAATGGCAAACGATCTTACCCCCAAGATCAAGGCGGCGCTCGCGCAGCTTGACCCTTCCGACAACACGCATTGGACGAACGACGGCCTTCCGAATACCGGCGTAGTCCAGCGCATCGCCAACGATCAGACGATCCGGCGACAGGACATCCAAGCGGCTCAGCCCGGTTTCGACCGGACGGTCGCAGTGACCGGCGGTGAGACGACTCCCCCGGCCGACTTCGAGGATGCCTCGCAGACCGCCCCGGCGAAGGCCGATGGCGGCACGACTTTGAAGCCGGTCGAAGCGAAGGCTTCGGTGACGGCTCCCCCGGCTCCGGCGGCTCAGTCGGATTTGGTGGAAGTGTCGGACGATCAACTCCACGCGGCCCTGTCCAAGCAGGTCAAGGACGCGGAAGTGGCGGTCGAAGCGGGCCGCAAGATGGAAGCCGAAGGCAAGCGTTCCACGGACGAAGCCTTGCAGGCTCTCACCAAGGCCCGGGCCAACTTCCACAAGTTCTTCCCGCCGACGACTCAGGCGGAGAACACGCGGGCATATCTCGATGCCTCGAATGCGGAGCGCGCGGCGCGCGTTGCGGCTCGGGGTTCGGCGTCTCAGTTCGACGCCGCTCGGCGCGGCGGAAACGCTCGGGGCTGGAATGGGCAAGCGCAGTCGCGCGGACCCGGCGGCGCTCGGGCATTCAGCCGCAAAGAGGCGGCAAGTCTCGGGTTCGTAGTTCCGGGTTCGACGGCGGCCGAATGCCGACCGACTCCCACGCCTCGCGGCGTCCGGGCGTAAGTTAGAAG